CTGCAAAAGATCCGGATGTGATTTTTAAGAGATATGTGATCTTGGTACAGGGAAAATCTTATTTTCCTGAGGATTTTATTACACTTCTTCGGAATACAACAGACGGAGCGAAAGGACACAGTATCATTGAAACGAATAAAACCTTGATTTCTATCATGTACAATAACATGAAGTATGAAGAAACTCTTGTGAAGACGGGGGGAAATAAAAAAGGTTTTATAAAATCACCAAGATCGCTGACACAGAAAGCATTAGATAGTAAGAAACTGTACCAGAATAATACAGAAAATGTCGTTGTACTGAATAATGGATTGGAATTTCAGGAATCTTCCAACACATCGGTGGAAATGCAGTTGAATGAGAATAAACAGACAAACAGCAATGAGTGCTGCAAGATGCTTGGTATTCCTTCAACGATGCTGTCGGGTGGTGGAAATGAAGAAGATGATAAGAAATTTATCAAGTATTGTGTCACGAATCTGTTGGATGAATTTATGACAGCGATCAATAAAGTATTACTGCTCGAATCAGAAAAAGGGCAGTATTTTTTTGCTCCGGATATGTATGAATTGACAAAAGGAGATATTGATAAACGTTACAATGCATATAAGACAGCAACAGATAGTGGATGGTTACAGGTAGATGAGGTAAGAGAACGTGAAAACATGGAACCGCTTGGTATGAATATGATTAAGTTAGGACTTCAAGATGTTTTATATGATCCAAAGACTCAGATGCTGTATGTACCAAACACGAATCAGATGCACAAATTAGGAGAAGGAGGTAATGAAGAAGGAGAGTTGAAGTAAGAGCTGGAAAAGATGGAAAAAAGTCTGTCATTATTGAAGGCTATGTGAATGTGACGAATCGAAGATCGAGACCGATTCCAGACGGAAAAGGCGGCTATTTTCTCGAGGAGATTCAGCCGGGAGTGTTCCAGCGAGCAACAAAAAAGGCAGAAGAAATTAAATTATGTCTTGATCACCGCAGAGAAATCGGTGGAACAAAGAGTAATCTGTCACTGGAAGAGGATGTGATCGGATTAAAGGCACGTGCAGAAGTAACAGATTCAGAAACTGTGAAGGCAGCAGAAGAAAAAAGATTAAGAGGTTGGTCTTTTGGTTTCAGAAAACCAAGAGAAGAACGTGCAGAAGAAAATGGGATGAGTATCCGAAAGATATCAGATCTTGAGCTGACAGAAGTGTCAATTATCGATGATAAGATGAAACCTTGGTATAATTCGACTACGATTGAAGCCAGAGCAGAAGGTGAGGATGAAATCGAAGTCAGAGCCCAGGAAGATGATCTTGACTATATAAGTAATAAGAAACATGAAAACGATGCAGAAAAAAGCAGAGCAAAGATCAAGAAGATGATCGAAGAAGCCGGAGGTAATATTTAAGGAAGATTACAAGAGTAAACAGCAGACGTATGAAAATGAATATTCAGTTTTTTGCCGGAGATGGTAAAGGAAAGGATAACATTAAAGCGTTAAGAGAAAACAGAGCAGAAAAAGTGGAAGAGTTAAAACTTCATCTTGGAAGCATGAAACTTGGAAACAGCGTGGATATTCGCTTGGAAGCAACGGAACTTCCGAAGATTGAGCCTTATGCTGTGGTAGAACTGGAAGAACCAGTTTATGCCCCTTATGTACAGAGAGGAAACTTCCCTGTA